TTAAGAGGTGCTGATGGCACAGATGGCACAGATGGCGTAGACGGTACTAATGGCGTAGACGGTACTAATGGCGTAGACGGTACTAATGGCACAGATGGCACAGATGGCGTAGACGGTACTAATGGCGTAGACGGTACTAATGGCACAGATGGCACAGATGGCGTAGACGGTTCAGACGCAACTGTGACAACTGCCAATGTAGAAGCCGCAGGTGCGTTAATGGATTCAGAAGTAACTAACCTAGCACAGGTTAAGGCTTTTGATTCTTCTGATTATCTAACAACCCATCAAGACATCTCAGGCAAAGCAGACTTATCGGGTGCTACGTTCACTGGTGACGTGAATTTAGGTGTTTTTGGTAATACCGCCAATTTAGGTGTTCATGGTAGTACCACTTTATATAACGGGCTAAATGTTGTTGGTGATATTACAGCTACAGGCACAGTAGATGGCAGAGACGTATCAGTAGATGGTGCTAAATTAGACACACTACCGTATCACAGAGTTAAGCACACACAGCTTAGAGCAAATAATACTCCTTTTAACCTAAACACAATTTATAACAACGTAGGTCTTTACGACACTATAAAGCATCCCGCAACCCCTGTAGAGTGTGCTAGATATTTAGACTTAGATATCGCAATCAGGTGGTACTATGTAAGCTCTTCCACAAATGATTTATATCTTCAGTTGCACATGATTGTGCCCACAGGTGGCGGTACAATTACTAATATGGGTACGGCTACGAGAGAGAGCGTTAATAATCCTGAGTATAACACTTATGGTAATTTTGCTTGGTATTATGTCTCTGGTGACTATACGCACTTATTCACTGAGTTTGGTAGAATAAATACAGGTACAGGGACATCTGAGGGTCTATTTGTGGCATGGGATTACGATAGTGTTAACAATAGAACTTACATGATGTCGTACAGTAATCCTGGCGTTTCCTTTAGCACTGGCGATACTTTTTACTATAGTCCCTATGCTTTTGAAAGCGCAGGTACAGCATTAATTGTTACTAAAGAGATAGATGAAAGATATGTTTCTAGTGGAGTCCAACCACACTCATTTAAGTTTAAAACATCTTATGACGATGCCGCTTTATCATATAAATTACAAATGAAAGAATATACGTCTGGTGACAGTGGTCAGGTTTTAGAAACAAAAGTAACACTGACAGACGTAGAGGAAATTTAATATGTATGTAGTTGGATATACACTTAATAGTGGAAATGAAACTATCAAGCATCAAGAGTACGCCACTAAACAAGAAGCTATTGATGGCGCAGAAGCACTAGCTTTAGCATCAGTAAGTGATGAAACTATTGAACAAGTTTTGCGTGGCATGAAGCTATATGATGACGTAGTTGAATATAACGTATTACACGAAATACCACGATAATTCTTAGGAGAACAACATGGTAATAAAAACCATAGTTTTACTCCTGTTCCTATGTCTAAGTTCCTTATCTAAAGCAGAAGTAAAGCAAGAAGGTTCTCTCAACAGTTTCACAGGTGAGGGAGCACAAGTCTCAAGCAACAACAATACTACCGACACATCTAGTACAACCCAGAACACATACAACGGTGCAGGATCAGCAAGCGAGATACCTGTAGGTAGCGCCATAAGTCCTAGTTACATGAGTAACGGTATGGACACCTGTTTAAAAGGCACAGGGGGTTCATTACAGACGGTAGGGGTTGGATTTAGCAGTGGCGGGTATAACATTGACCCTGAGTGTAACAGGCGCAGAGACGCAAAGGTTCTTTCCGATCTAGGTATGAAGGTAGCCGCGATAGCAAGAATGTGTCAGTCAGAAGATGTATGGCTAAGTATGTTTACATCTGGAACACCCTGTCCTATCCAACAGCAAGGCAGACTAGTTGTAGGTAAACGAGCGTTTCTTGTTATGAAGATGAATCCAGAATTACACATCCCATCTTATGGTCGTGTTGGAAGAAACTATACCGACAACCAAAAATGGTTTAACTCAATACTTGGAATAGGTGTCGAAACCGATGAAGAACAACCTGACAATAGCGAGTCTATTAGCGATAAGTTCCGTAGTTCACTCAAATCAACTTGATGACTTAATTGATGCATCATCTGCGATTGTAGATCAGATCGACAGAGGTATTATGTTGGTAGGAGCCGCAACAGAGTATTCACACCACGGTGATGCGTTAAGCGATGGCACATTGTCTACTTCCGCGCACATATCTACTGCACAGCTTGAAGCCTACAACAGCGCACTTATGGGGATGCAACAATATATGCCCTATGGCTCAGTAGCCGATGTATTGGAAAACGCGGCGGTTGAACAGTTAGAACTTATGGACAACGCTATAGAAACTTTCACTGAAGTTACGGTGGACATGATTACTGTAGTTCAAGTTGCTGAGATTAGTGAGCAAGCGGTCACTCCAGATGATAAAGCTGAAGTGCAGATGTTTGTTTCTGACAATTCTGAGACACTTCAGATTTCACAAGAAGATGTTGAAACATACAATCAAAGTGTCGATGATATTGAAACTCACGCCAACACCGCATCTGCTTACATCGCTGTAGCCGCAAACGCTGAAGCTGTAGAGTTCTTACAAACAGGCGCTGAAAACAATAATGCAGATGCCGCTGAAGCCACCCTGTCTTATGACGCTAATATGCAGTGGGTTCGTATGGGGTGGGCTAACACTAGTAATGGGACTGCTGTAATGCTAAATGGCGGCAACTTTGGGATGTCAAATTTATATGCCTCAGAGCCTGACATATTAGTAGCAGGTACTGAATCAGAGTTTTATCAGACAAGCCCTGTAGCTTTAGGTTATGAGTGCTTTATGAATCAAACGGACTGTGAAATATGAGTTTAGAAGATACTGAACTGAAAATTGGTAACACTTCATTTAAGGGTGTGTATATCGCAATTCTGTTTAGCCTAGCTACTACGCTAGGTGGAGGAGTCTGGACTGCATCCAGTTTATACTCAAGATTGGAAGCCGTTGAGTCCATATCTGTTCCCGATATTGTTCCGTTAGAAGAAAAGGTGTTGCTGATTGAGCAAGAACTAAAAGCCAACGATGTCTCACAGTTACAAGGCAAACTAGCTACGTTAGGCACTAATCTTGTCACTATATCGACACAGCAAGACAAGCTGTTACTTATAAACGACAGTGTTTCTGAATTGAAACAAAATGTCATTGAAATGCAGACAACAGTCCAGAAAGCAGAGATGGTGACTAAAGAGGTAGAAGGATTCCAGAAACAGGTAGACGCTGTAAAGCGTGACGTTCAAGACCTGTGGGATGGCATGGACTACCTTAGTAATCCGCTAAATTAGAGGATTTTTGGAGATATATTCAACTTGAGGTAGAATATGCCCTAAAGGGGTGTATATTATTGACTCTACACGGATAGGTCAGTCAGGTGAATATCTAGCTTCCGCAGTGCTACAACGCCACTTCATGGCGATAGCTTACCCCAACATTCCAACAGCATACGACCTCACAGTTCAAACCAAGTCTGGCGACTTTCTTAAATGCCAAGTTAAAACATCAGACACATTAGAAACTGTGAACGGTAGTAACTACTGGCGTTTCCATACCAGTAGGCAAAAGGGTCATTACACAACAAGCGATGTCGATTTCTTTGCTTTTGTGGTTTTACCACAACGCCTTTGTTTCTTTGAGTTGGCTGAAGATATATGCGGAAAACTTAATCACAGAATACCTGAGTCAAAAGCGACACTAGAAAACGAAAAAGACAACATAAATAACGTGTTAGGGCGATGGATAGTAGATGAGTAAATTCACATATAAATATTTCAAAGTAAGCGATTTTGACTGTCAGGAAACAGGTGAGAATCGCATGGAAGAAGAGTTTATTAAGAGACTGGATTTACTGCGTGGAGCCTGTGGTTTTCCTTTTATTGTAACCAGTGGATACCGCGACCCCTCACACAGCGTGGAGCGAAACAAGAAAAATGGCGGTGGGATGCACACAAAAGGTGTAGCCGCTGACATCCGTATTTCAAACGGAAAACAACGATACGACATTATCAAAAACGCGATGGCAATGGGGTTTACAGGTATTGGCATCGCTAAAACCTTTGTTCATGTAGACACCAGAGAAGACACGCCAGTGGTATGGACTTACTAACGGATAAAACGAAAATGACCGAAGAAGCAAAACAAACTGTTGATGTTTTGGCGGCAAGCACTGGGTTCTTCTCACTGGTTGCGTGGCTACCGCCCGTGGCATCTCTTCTTACAATTGTGTGGCTCGGCATTAGGATTTACGAGAGTGACACAGTGCAAGGGTTGCTAAATAAAAAATGAATATTTTAGGTGGCATGATAGGCGCAGTGGCTGATCTCGGTAAAAGTTATTTAGGTAACAAAGCCGCAGAGAAACAGGCTAAACATAAAGCCAAAATCACCATGATTGAGAACGATGCCGACTGGGAATCTAAGATGGCTGAGGCTTCTAATTCGTCATTTAAGGATGAATTTTTCGTAATTGTTTTAAGTTTTCCATTGTTTTTTATCGGCTATGCAGTAGGCGTAGATGACCCCGCAATAATAGACAGGGTAAAAGAAGGTTTCAACGCACTTAGCCAATTGCCTGAGTGGTATCAATACTTATTATTTATTGCTGTCAGTTCTAGCTTTGGTATCAAAGGTGCTGACAAAATTATGAACTTGAGGAAGAAATAAGATGGGATTAGAAACAGCTACTTACATTAGTGATTTTAATGTCAATAACCCTACGCAAAACGACCCCGTAGGTGAAGGCGATAATCATATCAAAATGATTAAATCTGCTTTAAAAACTACTTTTTCAGGCATAACGGGTGAGGTTACTGGAACACACACCGCTATAAACAGTGCGGTTGCGGCGGCTAACGCGGCAACAAACGCAAACACCGCAAGCACAATAGTTAAAAGAGACGCATCAGGTAACTTTACCGCAGGCACAATCACAGCGGCTCTGACGGGTGACGTAACGGGCGCTGTGACTGGTGACGTAACTGGCAATGTAACGGGTGACTTAACAGGCGCTGTAACTGGCGATGTAACTGGCGATGTAACTGGTAACGTAACGGGTAATGTAACGGGTAATGTTAGCGGTTCCTCTGGTAGTTGCACGGGAAATGCGGCATCTGCAACTACTGCGGCGGCTTGTTCAGGAAATGCGGCATCCGCAACTACTGCGGCGGCTTGTTCTGGTAATGCGGCAACCGCGACCACTGCGGCGGCTTGTACAGGAAATGCGGCATCTGCATCTACTGCGGCGGCTTGTACAGGAAATGCGGCAACCGCAACTACTGCGGCGGCTTGTTCTGGCAATGCGGCATCTGCAACCACTGCGGGTGATGTGGACGGGTTTAGCATTTCAACATCCTCCTCTGGCAATAACGCTAACACTATTTATTTTAGGACTTGAAAATGCCTATTTTTAAAGGCGCTACAGAAATTAAAGACATTAAAATCGGTACTACCGAAATTAATGAGGTGTATGTTGGTGCAAATAAGGTGTGGGAAAGAGCGTTATCGTTTGTCATAACCAATGATTACTCCGATGTCACAACTAATCATAGTTATAACAGTTGGACCAGACAAATTCTTGCGGGGTACACTACTTTAACAACCCTATACACTACTTTATCTGAAAGTGATATATCGCCAGAGCCGCCAAATTTTGACGCATCGACATACACGGGTTCTACTCCGTGGTTGTACCAGTTTAACTATTATAAGTTTGAGTCAAGCGGTACAGGCACTACTCCCGTAGACCAAGTTCAGCTTTGGATTAACCACGATCAGTATGAATCCGTATCAAACGATGGGTGGACTTCAGTAACCGTTGGTAGTACCACTCTTAATAGGGCTGATGCTACTTATTCAGATAACCCACAGCTGACAGTTTGGACTTGGACAAGTGTAGGAAACCCCTTTGGGACTACTGTTGGCGGTTCGGTGGATGTGAAGTTCACATGACTTACATACCTCTTAGGCAAATAGGTTCTGGCGGGATCGTAAGCGATCAGAATCCTTACGATTTAGAATTAACGCAGTTTCCTGACGGCAACAATGTGGCGTTCCACGATGGATATTTAGGAACGACTTTAGGTTACACGCTTGAGACAGATCAAACTGTAGTTGGTGATGACAACGGAACACCGACCTACACAAGTAAACAACTGACGGGCATTAAAGGGTGGATGGCTGACGGTGATAGTACGTTAATAGTTGGTTCTTTAAATAAACTTTACCGTTGGGATGGTAGCACTTTCGATGATGTAACCCGAACGGCGAGCGACTATACAAACAGCCCCAAATGGCAGGTGGAGCAAATGGGTCTTGGTATGTTAGCTAATAATGGCGCAAACGTACCTCAGTATATGGAGCCTGATTATACTAATTTTGTAGATTTACCTAGTTTCCCATCTGCTATCACAACTCAGTGCATAAAACCTTATAGGTCTTTCTTAGTCATGCTTGGGTATGAGGAGGGCGGTAATTCGTACCCTTACACTGTCAGATGGTCAGACGCATACGACCCCCGTGGATACCCTGCCAGTTACAGCATCACGGACACGACAACATTAGGTGGTGAAAATGTCCTTTCAGGTAATAACGGGCAGTTAGTAGATCAATTAACTTTGAACAACGCACAGATTATTTACGCCGAGCGAGGCGTGTTTGCGATGGATTATGTTGGCGCTCCATTCGTGTTTACATTTAGGGATGTGTTTAACGATGACGGCATAATAAACCGTGGCGCGGTAGCTTCATTCTTCAATCAACATTTGGTTGTGGGTAATAATGATATCTATGTACACGATGGCAACCAAAAACGAAGTATAGTTGACAGGAAGGTTAGAAGAACATTTTTTAACGCAGTCGCTGATACAAGAAGTATATATTGTCAAACGGTAACGGACAGATCAGAAGTTTGGATTTGCTATGCCGACAGTGATGCACCAGACAGAACTTCAGCTAACCGAGCATTAGTATATAACTGGACGCAAGATTCTTTCACCTTCATAGATTTACCTAGCATTCGTCAGCTAACCGTATCTGAGGTTATAGACCCAAGCGGTGGGTGGGATGACGCATATACAGAAGATATTAGATGGGATGAAAGTAGCCTATATTGGTCTAATGCTTCTCGGACAACAGAAGCAGATAGCCTACAGGTTTTTGGTGTAGACACTGAGAACTCTAAGATATATCTAATGAATAACTCCCACGGGGCAGATGGATCAACAATAAACTCGTATGTAGAATCTACCAAAATAGATTTAGATGTTGTTTTAGGTAAGGCAACAAACAACATTAAACAGATCAAAGGTATTATGCCGCAGATTAGGGGCGCAGGCGTAGTTAATGTGTCTCTAGGTGTCTCAGATGCACCACAGGATCCTGTAACATGGCAGTCCACGGTGGGTTATAATATTGATACAGATCATAAGATTGATTTTAGATCGTGCGGCAGATACTTTGCCATTCGCGTTCAATCTAACAGCAATACAGACCACTGGCAGTTAACTGGTCTGGATATAGATGTAGAAGAGGTTGCAAGCCGATGAGCTTTCAGCCTACATCAACTCAAGCAACATCAGTTGCGGACTTGCGGTCATGGATCAGCAACGAACTCGTAAGAGTTTCAAATGCTTTTCTCACTTCATCGCAAACAACCACACTCCCCTTATTAACAGTCGCTCCTGCAAAGCCTCAAATCGGTCAAATTGTATTTGCGGATGGCGGCAATTGGAATCCCCAACTCCCTAATGGTCGTGGTCTTTACTACTACGACACAGGCGGTTGGGTTCACATAGCATAGGTATATAAAATGTTTAGTTTTGGCGGTTCATCATCAAAATCAAAATCAGAAAGTGAATCAAAGACATTTGTTGATCCGAATCAGCAACCGTATCTGGATGACATCAATCAGAAAGCGCAAAGCCTCAACGCTCAAGGTATGCCTGTTGAAGGTGTTGCGGGTATTAACCCAACGCTTCAAAACTCACTGGATACCCAAAACCAAGCGGGTCAGATGCAAACCTCTGCGGGTACGGGTCTTATGAATGTCGGTTCTGCTCAAATGAGTGGCACAACTAACGCGCTGAATTATGCCAACAACGCAATGGGAGAAAACACATCGGGTCAAGCACTACAGACAGGTGCTAACTTTGGCAACCAGATGGCAGATAACACAAACCAGATTCAAGGATCGCAAGGCATTGGCGTGAATCACAGTATGGCAGGCAACATGGCGAGCAATGCATCGCAGGCTAATACTGTTCAGAATCGAGGATTCAATCAATCTAACATTAATAACTATATTAATAACGATGTTATGTCTGGTCAGATAGATGCTATGAGTCGAGACGTAACTCGTAACCTTCGAGAAAACGAACTGACAGGTAATGCCGCCGCCGCTATCGGTGGAGGCAATATGGGGTCTTCGCGTAAGCAGATGTTAGATTTCGGCTCATCGCAACGTGCGGCTGATCGTATTGCTGATGCGTCTTCTAACATAAGAAGCAACGCATATAACAATGCTATGAACATAGAATCTAACCGCGCATCGCAAAACGCTAACATAGCTTCTGGTAACAATCAGTTTAACGCAGGCGCACAGAACACGTTGATGGGGCAAGGTTACAGTATTGATTCTAACCAGTTGCAAGGTAATCTAAACAGAGATCAGCAAGCTAATATGTCAAACCAAAACGCTGTGAACAGTGCTAATCAATTCGGCACAAATATTGGCGCAAATCAATTCAACCAATCAGTGCAAAATCAACAATTTGGTGCAAACATGGCTCAAAACATTGGTCAGGGCGGCGTTAATAACATGGTATCTGGTCAAAACATGATGAATACTGGTGTTAATCAGTCACAGGGGGCGGGACAGTATCAACGTGATTACGATCAACAGCTTCTTAATCAAGATTATCGTGAAGACATGGCTCCGTATCAGTCTCTTGAGTTCTACGATCAGATGGTTGGCGATCCAACTAAACTCAGTGAAGCCAGTTCATCAAGCAGTGGCAAAAGCAAATCTCTTAGTTTCGGATTCGGTTCATAGGTACATATAAATGAGAAATTATTTAACAAGTAAAGGGTTACTTCAGGACGGTAGCGAACAGCAAGCGTTACTTCAAGAGGGTGCAGGGGCGCTTAACACTCAAGTTGAGTCTATGCTACCCTTTGTCCCTCAAAACCCACGAGAACTAGTCAAGATGCAAAGGTCTATGGTTCCCACTGGTGAGACACAGCTTGTTGGAGATCAGCAAGTCCCAACTTTTGTCACTCCAGAAAACGCCATATATAAGAAAAACAAGGATATGTTTGAAGGCTTAGAGCAAAAAGCCACTTCTGACTTTGAGCGTAAAGTGAATAACCCTTTCTTTAAAGTGGGTGACTTTATAACGGATGTCGCTAGAAACACTATCGGTGCTATCCCCAACTTCTTTACTGATGGAGAGGCGTTCAAAGCTGACCCTAGTAAAAAAACAGTTGAAGGATATAAGGGTAGGTTGCAACAGCTAAGTGATTTGCAGACCGCTAACATACAGTATTTTACTGAGGGAAGAGGTAAACGAGCCGAGGCGTTAGCTACAGCGATTACAGGTGTAAATGATATTACACCAAGCCACTACACCGCTGAGTCTTTACAGGTGTTCCAACAAACTGGAAATTTTGATGACTTACAGAGATATAACGCTTTTGAGAGAATAACTGACGAAACTACAGGCGCTGTATACGACAAAAACAAATCGACTGGGGAGTTAATAGTCGTGAAGTCGCCAGAACAAGCGGCGGTAGAGAGACACGTTAGAACATTAGACGATAGTTATAACGAACAAGCGGCGTTATTTGCGGCGAATCAAGTTAAACAAGTGTCACGTTTACAAACGGCTAGATTTGAAACTAAGAACATACAAAAACAAATTCAGAACGCTAGAAACATTATTAATAGATATCCACAAGCCACAGGGTGGGGAAGTTTGATGAGTATGGTTCCTGACACCGAGGCGGCTCAGTTAGAAGGTTTACTTAAAACTTTACAGGCTAATGTTGCGTTTAAGGCTCTTCAAGAAATGCGAGCAAACAGCCCGACAGGTGGCGCGTTGGGTAACGTGTCTAATATTGAAATCGAACTTCTATACCAAAGCCTATCGCCAATATTGCAAAAAGGTGGGGTTCCTGAATTACTTAGCACACTTGATACTATCGAGAATGACGCAACGCAAACTCTCAAAGTTTTCGAGGAGGGCTACGCACAAAACCTAAGAACCTACGGTGGTCGTGAAGGCTTCACAATGGGTCAAAAAAGCGCCAATGTAGAATCAAAAGAAACACAGAACTCGCAGTTAAATCCGCAAGGTTTAGAAAGCAACGGCTATGTGTTACAGCAAGACGCTGACGGTAATCAAGCGTATGTGCATCCTACTACTAACGATATTGTAGAGGTTCCGAAATAATGGCTTTTAATCCTCAAACAGCTACACCTGTAAGACGGTTTGACCCCTCAACCGCAAAGCCTATTAACCAAGTAACTACAACGGCTGAACAGCCTGTGGATTACGATGTAACTAAGTCCATTAAAAACTTGCCAAAATCCACTATGGAAGTTGGTGGGGCTTTAGCCCACGCAGTTATGAATCCTATCGACACCGCTGTGGCTGTAGGTCAGCTATTAGGTAGCGGTGTTACGAACACCGCACAGCTAGGCGTTGACGCTTTGGGCATAGACTATGATTTTCCATATCAAGAAAAAGGTGAGCAGTTTGGAGGAATGCTTGCTGATAGATACGGAAGTGTAGACCGCGCCCAACAAACGCTTATGGATGACCCTGCGGGGGCGCTTTTAGACTTAGTGTCTGTCGTAGCCCCTGTTGCAGGGGGTGCTAAGAGTGCGGCTACCAGTGTAGCTAAAAACGCCACACAAGGTGGAAAGATGGCGGCTGTAGCTACCGCCGTTGCTAACGGCGCTGAGAAGACAGCGAGAATTGCAAACCTTGCTGACCCCGCTAGTTTGTTACTTAAAGCGCCTATGGTTTTAGGTGAGAGAATACTCGGTCAGCCAATATCACAAAGAATATATCAAAGTGCGATGAAACCTTCGCAAAAACTAGACATAAAAGATAAAAGACGGATTCTGCAAACAGGTTTGGAAAACGCCGCACTTCCCACATCGGCAAGCGTGGATAGAATACAAGGTAAAGCTAGAGATATTTTTAATCAAGTAGAAAATCTTGAAAACAATACGGCTTCGGGTGTCCTAGTGCCGCCAAACGAGGTTTTAAGAGATATAGACAAGGTGTATGCTAAGTATCCATACGGGCAAACTGAAGCGATAAAGCATCGGAAGCAAATTGAAAGCATTGTTGACGGTCAGCTTGAATCTAACGCTATGCGTGGCGGTAAGCAGATGACTATCCCTGAGATAGGAGCATTAAAAAGACAAAACTATAAAAACATAAACCAAAACAGAAAAAATAACGCAACGTCTCTACCGCACAAAGATGCATTAATGAACATTTCTAATGCGGCAAAAGAAATAATTGAAGAGGCAGTTCCTGAAGTTAAGCCCTTAAACGCAGAATATGGTCGTCTAGCTGAACTACTTGAAGTACAAGCCGCCGCCGCAGGAAGAACAGGCAACCACGACATTATTCCGTTTGGTGCGACCATGAAATCAGCGGCTTTAGGTTCTATGACAGACGTAGGTAGTTTGGCGACTACAGTGGCACCCTTCCTAGATTTAGGTAGACCTAAAGCTATGCTTGCTATAGCGGGAGATAGAGTGGGCAAAACTATTAATTCGTCAAAGGCTCCTGCGGGTAAAGCCGCGCTAGGCGGTAGATATGAAGAAGCAGTTTTAGCAGACGAGCAAGAAAGAGAGGCTGAAAAAACGCGTAGACAACTATCGAGGAAAGACTAATATGATGGAATTTTTTGCTAAAATGGCTATGGACAAGGCGGCTGATGAGGTTCTTGGAACTGTAACTAGAGAAGATAGAAATCGTGAGGCTATGTTCAACAGGACTAACCAATATTCGGCTAACGCGCCATTGCCTCAAATCCAAAACTCTGCTGATTTAATGGCAGGAACGAACAGTATGGCAGGCGTTAATAATGACGCGGCGGCAAACCTCACAAGCACAATGCCTGCTCTCCAGTTGGGCGGTGCGCTTTCAACACCTCAAATGTCAAGCGGTTCTGGCGTGTTATCAGACCCCAGCGAAGTAGAAACCGAAGAGCAGAGAAAACTTCGTGAAAGCTATGAAAATGTACCACCTGTAGCGGGTACTGCCTCACCACAAGGGTCGCCTTTGTTACGGTACTCGTAATGGGAATGCTTAATGTCGTAAAACAAAGTATAGAAAAGGGTCGTGAAAAGATAAAAGCCTACCACGCTTCACCGCATGACTTTGATAGGTTTTCTTCTGAACACATTGGTCAGGGTGAGGGCGCACAGGTTTATGGTCGCGGGTTATATTTTGGAGGCGCAGAAGAAACGGCTAAATTTTACAAAAAAAGCACTAACTTCATAGACAAGAAAAGACAGTTCCAAAGAGAATTACCTGATGATGCTTCCATAGATGAAGTATTGGAGATGAATGCAGAGGGTGCTTTTTCTCCTGAAATGACAGAACTTATAAATGCTTTAGAAGCAGATGATTTTTTAGGCTACGACTACCCCTCACAAGCAATAAGTGCAACATTCAGTAAAAACATTAGCGACTACGACCCTTCCCCACGCCTGTTAAAAGCCCGTGACAACGGGACAATGTACGAGGTAGATATTGATGCTTCGCCAGATGAGTTGCTCGATTGGGATGCACCTGTAAAACATCAAAGTGAGCATGTTAAGAAATCCTTAAATGAAAGCGGTTTGCTTGAGAAAATGCGGAACTTTGGGGCATTTAACGAGGGCGATATTGACAGCGGGTTAATGACTGGCAGACATATTTTACCTAGTGGGCGCAATCCAGATACAAGCGATTTAAAAGAAGCAGGAATAAAAGGGATTCAGTATGACGATGGTATGAGTCGAGGCACAAAAGCAGGCAATACTAAAAACTACGTTATATTTGATGACAAACTAATCTCAATCGCTAAGAAATACGGCGTTACCCTGCCTGTAGCATCTGCCATTCTTGCAGGCACTATGACACCAGAAGAGGCTCAAGCAGGCGCTCTAACCTCTGGATTGCGGAGAGTTATTGATGAAAGATATTCAAACCCTGTTGGGTCGTCAAACCCCCGAAAAGGCGTATTGGGTAAATCTGAAGAAGCCCCTGTTGGTATTGAAGAGCGTTCGCTTGATAGGGGTAACGATTTAAAGTTAGAAGAATTACAGGGACACCCTTACATACTGACGCAGTCGGATAGGTCTGCGGCAGGCGGTGTTGTACGTTCGGTACATGATAAAGAAATTGATGGTGTAAACCTTAGAGGTGGCAGGGATTTTATGTTTGATCCTGAGTCGCAAGGACAGGTTTGGGCATCTTTTCCACAGGTCGTAAAAGGCATACATAAAAGAGCGTCCGATCTAAGTGCGGAGCATGGCAAACCAACATTACTGTTACCATATGCGATGGCTCCAACGGGGATTGATTTCTCTAATATGCCCGTAGATGTGATGATAAATTATGCGCGTCAGGGAATGAGTAAATCAAATATAAAAAAATTAGACACGCAGATTCGTAAAATTATCCCTGAGTGGGGAGGCGTGGCTAACCCATCTTCTAACGAAATTTTAAGAAACGTGACAGGCGACAAAAGGAAAGGAGTCGCCGATATCGTTGATAAAAATTTCAGAGATGTGCGAGGTGGAATGTCTATGGGTGAGGCTAGGGCGGCAACATCGGCAAGCGACCAATACCTTATACCAGATGGTAGTTTAAAAAATGTTGGACTAATAGATTCAAACAAAAGCGTTTTAGCTGACTCAGGTCATCCTACATATCTTGGTGGTTTGCAGGGTGAGGGGGTGGGTACTTTAACGGATTCTATAAACGCAAGAGCCTTTATGGAAGCAAATGGCAGAGTCTTAGCTAACAACCCATCAGATATAAGATCACTTAGTATGAACCCCTCTTTTGGGCAAGGTGTTATTGATGATCGCCTTTTGGATTTTATAGATAAGCATAAAAAGACATTAGCTGTAGTAGGTGGGACTACAGCGGCAACCGCAAAAGCTGAAAGTGCTGATCGTAAAAACATGACACGCAGAGAGCGAAGAGCCAACCCGCCCAGTGAGGTTTTGCGGAACTACACTGCAGGGCAAGCAGGAAAAGCTGTTGGTGAGATGGGGCTAGGTGTCGTGCAAGGTTTAGGCGAAGGCTTAGACTTTTTTAACTCTGCAAATATACAGCGCAGTGTTATGGGTCTGCCACAACTAACACCCGCACAAGACGCGCTCTCACCTATAACCGACATCCGATTGCTAGAAGATGGCGAAGGCAGAGACAACGCCCGAACCATTGGTTCTTTGTTTAGCCCAATTTAATTAGTTGCATTTACAACTCAAAGTTGACTATAATGAGCAATCACAAAATAATAAGGTTGTTCCATGTTGAAGTTTCCCGAAATTGAGTATGTAGATGAATGGATGACAGGGGAGTCGGCTATGGAACTCTGCCGTTTCTTTAAAGAAGAAGCTGAGTTTGATGGCGAAGACCCTGAAGTTTGGGAAATCCTACAAGAAGAAATACAGGATTCCATCGACATGGGTGGCTCACCTCTTGTCTCAATACCCTTTATTGAAAACAGGTTAGATGAGTATAACTATGCTCGTAAAAACAACCATTAGTTGTACGAGCAACTTGGAGTAAATATGAGAAAAATAATAAATTTAGCAAATGATTATTTTTTAAGTGCTTTTGTGTTGGGGCTTTGGTTAGTTCTTTTAAGCATACCGCACTGGGTGGGTGTATGAACGTCAAAGAACTTCACAGCAAGTGTGTCGTGTGGGAGTTTAATGATTTAGCTGAAGAACTTTTAGATGTATTAGATTCAGTAATCTATTACAACGCCCCTGTTAATGATGCCCAAGACGCTGTAGAGCATTTAAGTTATGAACTTGAAGAACTAATTGAGCAAGCCAAACATACTCCGACAGCGGCTGAGTTGGCTTGTAAGTTTGGCGGTTTTGAATGTCAAGACTGTGAATGATTACCTCAAAGACCAAAGGTATTCCTCTACCTTGTGATTCGGAGTTGCCCACCGAAGGTTGAAACGGGCTGTCTAAAGTCGATCCCTCGCACTGTTACCATTTTTGCACCATTGCCTTATAAGTTATTGATTTATAACGAGTCAGTTCCCATGGCATATGGGAGCGATAAAAAATTTCCTGTTTATTTTCAATAACTTAACCTAATCCTATCTAATTTTATATAATCTTTTATAATCATATAAATCATTGATTTATAACGATTTATAATCTTTTATAATTTTAACTCATTTTAGCACTGTACCATTTTTGTTACCATTTTTTACACTGGAACCCTTTAGCTGTATGGTCTATAGTTATATTATTCAACTATTGGTTGACAGTTACTGTACCAAGTTGTACATTATACGCAGTTAAAGTGTTAAAAATGAGGAGGATTGTATGGGTGTTATCACTAAAAGGGAAACTAAAAAAGGTGTAAGTTACAGGGCAGTTATTCGCAAGAAAGGCGAGAACACTATAACTAAGACTTTTCTTAAACGCGCACACGCATTAACTTGGATTGCAAAAACAGAAGCCGACTTAGAGTTAGGCGCGTACCGCGAAGATAAAAACACGCTAGGTGTTCTTATTCAAAGGTACATTACAGAGATACATAAGATCAAACCTTTTGGTCGCAGTAAGATGTGCACACTATTGCAGTTGAGTAGCCAGATGGGTCACTACGAGTTGCGAGATTTAACTGCGGATGTTTATCACAAATACGCAGTAGGTCGAGGCGTTCATCCAAGCACTGTTAAAATGGATATGTCATACATAGGCGTTGTGTTAAATACAGCGGAAAACCTATGGCGTTTGAAGCCTAAGCTTGACGAGTACAAGAAGGCTGTGGCTAACCTTAGCAGACTCGGTGTTATATCGTCATCGGATGAGCGTGAGAGGCGAGTAAGTGATGATGAGGTAGAAAGTATATTAAAACACGCTAACTGCACCATACCGCTTGCAGACATCGTGAAGTTTGCGCTGTACACCTCTATGCGTGTGGGTGAGATAGCAAGTTTGCGTTGGTCAGATATAAAAGATGACGGCAAATCTATAATTATAAGGGAGCGTAAGCATCCTAGAAAAAAGAAAGATCAACAGGTTCCGTTGTTGCCGCAAGCTAGAGAGATAATTCAACGTCAAGAAGTATCAGAGTCAAGTGCGTTAATTCCTGTCGGTTCTAATTACAATAAAGACTATGCTCGCGCCCGCGACCTTATATTCCCTGTTAATAGTAAGTCAGTTACACACGCATTCAGACGAGCGCGCATCCGCGCGGACATTGAGGATTTAAGGTTTCACGATTTGAGGCATGAGGCTATATCGCGCCTGTTTGAGTTGGGCTTAGACTCGATGGTTGTTGCGGTGTTTAGTGGTCACAGGGATATTAATATGCTCAGACGATACACTCACGTTAACGCTAACAAAGTTTTACAAATGCTTGAGTGCAACCCTATTGAATTAGAGGCATAAAAAAAGGGCTGAATTAACAGCCCCTTTCATTTCCTATTGTTATGCTTTTTCATCTTCTATTAGCGCCCTTAGATAAAACAATGCTTTTTCTAAATCTTCTATTTGCTTCGCATGATTCCCTGCGTTTTTGTGTCTCCATCTGTGAAGGTACTTTTTTATACTTCCCTCTAAGTAATATGAGAAGCCATCTCCAAGACTGTCCTCTAAGTATCTAATACATTCTATGCTTCCTTGCATATAATGCTTGGGGTGGTTAACATAGTCTTCTTTTTGTTCTATGCCGTTCTGCATATCTAACATACTGTTGTATCTCCACTATTTAGTTGATATTTGTTCCAAGCCAATATCGCGTTGGTTTTGAAAAAATGCCTCCACGACTAGCTTGTCTGCAACTCTTAACTTACCTAGTTTATAGGTAGGTATCGGGAAGTTATCCCTGTGTATGGCGTTGAGTACGCTTTGATGACTCATCCCCATAAGGTGTGAAAGTTCTTCAACACCTAAGTACGGTTTATTCATTGCTACTCCCTACGTTGTTGGGTATTAAAAAAACGACTCTAGTCTAATCTTATTCAAGAATGCCTTTTTGTCGTCCTGATTAAAATCCATTTCGCCTGTTGGAAATCCATTTGGTAAATCAAAAAAATCATAACTAATGTCGCTAAGATCATTTCTGGCGGCAATAACACTTCTAACCTTTTCTGGTCTGTTGGTTATTGCTACTGTTGCCTTTGCGGCTTTGCGGACATCAACAGGTAATACTTTTGCATATATAACCTCACCCTGTTTTATCAAAATCAAATCCGCATCCAGAGAATTATCATCGTTAAGCGCAAACGTATGCCCGTTTGACAATGCACACCCACAAAAAGCATAGGTCGCCGCATCCGCAGTCTGTGCAACTTCTTTCAAAGATGCTTTCTCTGAATAATCTGTACCAAGTGCAAGCCAGTTGTGGTCAACACCTAATAACCTAGCCAGATGTTTCATAGCCTGTGGTCTTGGTATAGTTGCACCTTGAAACCACTTACGCACAGCCTCTGAACTGACCTTCATTTTCTTAGCTATAATTGTCTGTCGCCCTGCACCAAATCGAGGGATGTCCTCGTTGGCATCACAGGCTTTTATCAATCTATCTTTAAACTCCATAGTATTCCTCCTGCAAGTAGCATCCGTTGCTAATTACTAATATATATATAAATTTATTTGCAAACCACTATTCAAATTTGAATATACGTTAGTTGCGATATAAATTACGCTATATAAAAATAAAAGTCAACTTTTAATTGATATATCAACTTTGTACTACTTTTAGAAGTTTTGTTTGTGTGTCGTCTTTCTCTGTTAACGACTTCATTACGTTCTCATCGGCACTGTCTTTTGCCACAATATGTACGATACGCACAGGCTTTGTCTGCCCCTGCCTGTGAAGCCTAGCGTTAAACTGTTGGTATAGTTCC